CAGGTATAGATTTTAGAGTTTTATGGAGTGAGAATATATCTGACAAAACACGCAGTACAATATGGAAATACCTTCAATTAATACTATTTTCAATTGTATCGGGAATATCGGATACGAGTTCTTTTGGCGATACAGCGAAGTTATTTGAAGCAATAGGTGAGGAAGAGTTTAAGACGAAGTTAGAAGAGACAATAACTCAGATGGAGGGAATGTTTAATAAAACAACAAGTAGTGATGATAGTGATAGTAATACATCATCAACGTTTAATGCAGAGGATTTACCAAATGCACAAGATATACATGAACATGTATTAGGAATGATGGGTGGTAAATTAGGTACATTAGCAAGAGAAATAGCAGAAGAAACGGCGAGAGACATGCAAGTAGATTTAGAGAATATAACGACGGCGAATGATGTATTTAAACAGTTGTTTAAGAATCCAGCGTCATTAATGAAGTTGGTAAAAACAGTAGGTAGTAAACTAGATGATCGCTTACAATCAGGAGACATTAAAGAGAGTGAACTTCTAGAAGAAGCCCAAGATATGATGAAAAAGATGAAGAATATGCCAGGAATGGGAAATCTCCAAGGTTTATTAGGTAAGATGGGAATGGGAGGTGGCGGCAAAATGAATACTGGAGCAATGCAAGCACAACTAAGTCAACGTATGCGTATGGCTCAAACGAAGGAACGTATGCGTTCTCGTGTACAATCACGTCAAGAAAAAGATGAAATGACGACAATGAGTCATGAAGAGTTTAAGAAAGCGGAAGAACGTGCTCAGCAGATGGCAAGAGATTTGATAGCAGAGGAAGAAGGCAATACAACACATGTATTTAAGAGTGGAGATGGTGCAATAAGAAGTACAAGAGCAGACAAACCAGAAACAAAATCAAGCAAAAATAAAAAAAATAAAAAGAAGAAGAAGGGAAAAGAACGAAAATAGTATATGCGAACCTAAATATTCAAAGGTGTAAAAAAACTTATTAAATCTTCAAAGGTATATATATACAATGGAGTCGTCACCTTTTTGGCTAAATGAACCAACAATTTTATTGCGAAACGGACAAATAGGAGAATTATGGCCAGTACCATCAATGTCTTCAAATGAAAAACTAAATGCAATAACACGACTTGTAATAATTCTATCTTTTCTAGGATTTTTAATTACTAAGAATGTTCGTGTTATAGTAACTGGTGTAGTAACATTAATAGCTATAGTAATATTGCACTATATACAAAGAGGAAATGAAGCACGTAATAAGTTAAAAACAGCGACAAAAGAGGGGTTTTCAAATTTACCATCAACAGTATTGAATAAAATGAACTTTACCCGTCCAAAAGAAAGTAATCCAGCGATGAATGTAATGCTTCCAGAAATTAATGATAATCCGAAACGCTCAGAAGCAGCACCAGCATTTAATCGTACAGTTACAAAAGAAATGAATGAAAAAACAAAGGATTTTGTAATAAACACGTTTGATGATAAAACAAATATAGATAAACGTTTATTTAAAGATTTAGGAGATAATTGGGAATTTGAACAGTCAATGCGAACATGGAATGCGACTCCTAACACGCAGATACCAAATGATCAAAAGGCATTTGCTGAGTATTGTTATGGTGATATGATATCTTGTAAAGAGGGTAATGCATTGGCCTGTACATTACCGGGTGCTATGCCTCCACATAGAATAGATGGTTCAAATCCTTAAATTTTCAAAGGTGTAAAAAGTTGTAACCCCTATAAATATAATGTTTATCGAATATATAATGAAGTCATTAATAGGTAGCGTATTTGATAATATGACTAGAATTGGCGAGGATTCATGTGATTTAAGTCAACGCAATGTACAAAATGTTTCAGCAGCAAATTATATGTTAATGAATTATCGTCGAGAATGTCCAATGAAAGATGCAATTTCACTTGCTACTAGTCAGCCAAACATTAATTTTACGGGAAGCCACCGTGTAGGTATAGATGGTTGCAATGTTGATACGGATTCAGCTTTAACGATTAATGAATTAAGTATGCCTAAATGTCGTATTAGTTTATGGCAACGTCCATTCGCAACAGTACCGTATTTAGGGCGAGGTTCTAGTAATCCAGTACTCGAATCTAATATTCAACAGGGTGAACTTGCAAATAATAAGAAAACAATAAGTGATACTTCAGAGATGTCAGTTTTACAACACAGCAATACGCCTCTGATACCATCACTACAATCAACAATTAGTAATCCATCTAATTTAGTAGAAGGAGTAGCCGTAGATGGTTGGGTGCGTGGTGGTGTTCCATCGCGTGAACTAACTCGCGATAAAGATTATGCTGAGACACATACAGAAACACAATACAACTAAGAATAAGACAAAAATATATTAAAACAATAATAATAAATATTCGTATTATCGATGAACTATAATACGAGTTTTATATGTACATATTTAGCAGTAGATGATAATGGGGATGCTGATGCATTATATCGTTCGCAGTTTTTACAAGCATTTAATTTAACAGAATGGAATGAAGAGAAAGTATCAAAAGAAATGGAGGATTTGTATAAAATAATGATGCAATGTGAATGGTTAATGGAAGAAATGCGACGTTTAGTCGTTACACAGCCGTTGCTAGGATTTATAGGAAAAGACAAAATAGATGAGATGTTATTTACATTATTATTTCAATTTGATATTTTTTGGGCAACACATAGATGTATATGTGATTATAAAAAAAATAATTATATAACAGACAAATCGAAGAAGTATTTAAAAAATGTAATAGATAAGAAAACAAAGTAAAACGAATTTGTTTGTACAATGAATTTATCTCTACTATAGTTAAAGATGGCGTCAACATCAAATAAGAATACAAACAGCGATTACTGTCTTCAGCAACGTTCAAATATGATGACTTCAAAGTATACGGAGTATGAGAATTCACAGTATGGCAGAGCATATAAGCCAGCATTACCATGTGTTGGAATTACACCAAGTCATCTGCCGCGCGACACTTTATCATCAAATCCAGTAGAAATAGAGTCAGCACTTTTTGGGATAAATTCTACAAATTTAGTTAACCCTCAGAGTCCAGTTAAGCCTAAATTAACAGAGCTTCCGTCAGTACCGTTTTTTAATAGAATACCTTTAATAACGCCCGAACCATTAAAAATAGACGCAAATCAACGTCCATTTCCAATTCCAAACTAATGAGTGTGATGTAGTTCAGATAAGGCGATATCTGCTGTATAGTGAAGAGTTGCCGCGACTATAAGTAGAGTAGCAATGATAGGTGTCATAGTCTGAATAGAGTGTAATCCAATATTACATATTAACCAGATGCAGAGTAAGATAGTAACGAATACAATAGTATAGCTAATGTAGTGTACTTGTTCGATTTGCGAATCAATAGTTCGGTAAAATTGGATAGAGTAGTTATTATACTTCTGATTATTTTCAGAAATAAGCAGAGGTGGACAACTATGAGAGCGTTGACGAGTGAGAGACATTTTAGTAGGTATAATATGATATTGTGTAATATGATATTATGTAATAACTAGTAATATAGATAAATGAAAATATATATTTCAATTTTTCGAAAACTTTTTACTAAAGGTGTCAAAGACCAAAGATGTAATCATTATATGATAAACAAATAATGATTTTCAGATATTACATTTAGTTGGAGTATGCGAGGCCGCCCATACCACTCATTACGCGGAACACGTTGTAGTTAGTGGCGTACACACGGACCTTGGCGGTCTTGGTGCCTTCGACAGTTGCGTTTGAGAGCACGAGTTGCAGGGTTGCGTTGTCGATGCGGGAGAAGTTGCAAGTGCCAGATGGTTGGTGTTCTTCTGGGCGCAGTGCAAAGGAGTACACGTTGACACCAGTGTCTGGGCTGCGAGTGTGGTGTTGGTATGGTTGCACCAGGTCGAAGTAAGTACCTTCGCGTTCTGAGAAGCGGTCTTGGCCATTGAGTTGCAGTTTGGCGGTGACCACTGGGTTTTCACCCCAGCAGTGCATATCAAGAGCAGTTTCAGCAAGAACGAATGAGCCAGCGTCAGATACAGCAGACAGAATACCGTCGCCATTGTCGTTGAAGCCGCGTGCGTCTGGTGCATTTACGCCAGCACCGCCACCGGCCACGGTGTAGTCCCAGTATTCGAATGGAGTGACATCGGCTGCACCAGCGTCGTGGAAGAGGCCAGATGCGCTAATGTAGTCTGATGCAGATGTACCAACTGATTGTTCGCCTGCGAATGCATGGAGGGCATTTGGCAGAGCATCAACTGCGTCGGTGTAGTTGAATGGTTGGGCGCCCAGAATCTTGTAGAGCAGAGAGCCGCATTCAAGAGAGCCGCAGTAGTCAACGTTTTGGTCAGGTTGGACAACCCAGATGAGTTCCTTAACTGGGTGGTTGAGGTTAAGGCGGATTTTGTTGGATGATGAGCCGACAGATTCATCGCCAGTGAATTGAAGTTGTTCAATCAGGTATTCATGTGGGTTTTGTGCCATGCGGCGGCGTTCATCGGTATCAAGGAACACGTAGTCCACGTACAGTGATGCGGCAACCAGAGATTGGTTGTATGGGGTGACTGATTTGGCTGAGCCACTGGTGCAGCTCAGGCTGTTGACAGCCCACAGGCATTCGTCAATTGGGCGAATGTCGAGGTTAATCTTAACTTCATGGTATTGGAGGGCAATCAGAGGAAGGGCAAGACCTGGGTTACGGCAGTACCAGAATTGGAATGGTACGTACAGAGTAGTTTCAGGCAGAGCATTGCGTGGTGCACATACTTGACGTGGTGCATCTGAGTCACATGGGCCATCTACGTTGGCGAAGGTTGGGTCAATCAGGTAGGTCAGTTGAGTGGTATTTCCGATCATTTTTTCGTAGCCGCGGTGTTGGTCTTGGGTAAGAGTCAGTTCGTTCCAGATGTGCATCCAGTCACCGAATTGACGGTCAATGCGTTGGCCACCGACTTCAACTTCGACTTGAGCGATCATTTGTTCGCCTGGGCAGTCGAGCCAGCGTGCATACACGCCATCATCGTTAGTACCTTTCATGCTTTGGTTGATCTCTGGGAGAGTCACTTGCAGGTAGGTACGGTATGCAAGATCACCATTACGGCTGATAGTGCAAGTTACACGACGACCGAAATCGGCTTGACCGTTGAACGTTTGTTCAATTGATTCCATAGCGAAGTTAGTGTGACGACGATAGGTCACTTTCCAGAAAGTAATTTGGGGATTGCCGGTAAGGTACACATCTTGTGCACCGTAGGCAACTAGTTGCATAAGTCCACCGCCCATAGTTATAGTATTGCTAAAGAAAAAAAAATTAGAGATTACATCATTATCTTTCTGAAAATTCAAAATTTGATGCTACAAATTTCTCTAGATAGTCTTTACGATATACTTCTTTTCTACCTTCATGCTTCTTGGTAAAAATATACTTATTGTTGCGAGTTTTAACCTCCCACCCAGATTGTACTGCGTTATATATAAAAAGCATCTTATTAAATGTCTGTGTATCAATCTCCATTGTTTTTTTATTACGTTTCACAATTAAATCGCGGGTATTTTCCATTTAAATGAAAAGAGAAAAGATGATAATATTCTTAACGACAACATTTTTAAGAATTTTACACTTTTAGCAAATTTTTTACATCTTGAAGGGTTTAAATAAAAAACATGCAGATAATTATACTATGTCATTATTTAAACCAAAAAATAGTAAAAATATAATAGTCTCTAATAGAGCAACAACAACCCTTGATAATAAGCATAAACAAATGCTCGAAATGTTAAATTATGATGAAAATATAGTTTTACCACAATTAGAAACCGATAAAGAAAATATCAAAAACCAATTACGTGTAAAAGGAATATCAATTGACACTCGACTTGAGTTAAAAGATAAACTTAAACAAATAAGAGGACAAATTAACAAAATTAAAAAAGCTAAAAATGACTACTTTTTAGATAATTCAAAATATGTTTTCGACTATTTTGAAACAAAAAAAAATATAGCACAGGGAAAAAATAAAACTACTGTGCTTAATAATTTTTTTAATATAGCTTCGGATACTCAAAATGCTAAAAAAAAAGAAGAAAATACAGTGCAACGATATTTAGCTAATGTTGATGAAACATTTGTTGATATGTCTAATTTTGTTACACCTATAGATATTTGTCAATCTTGTCACAAAGGAGAACTAATTCCCATTGAACACCAAGGAATTATTGTGTGTAATAACTGTTCAAAAACAACTCCGTACTTAACTGAAAATGAAAAACCATCATATAAAGAACCGCCTAAAGAAGTATGTTGCTATGCTTATAAAAGAATTAATCATTTTCGAGAAATTTTGGCACAATTTCAAGCAAAAGAAACAACACTAATTCCAATTGAAGTTATTGAAAATATTAAAAAACAAATTAAAAAAGAAAGAATTGAATTAGAGCAAGTTACTAACAAAAAGGCTAAAGATATTTTAAAAAAATTGGGATATAACA